CCTATGGAGCAGGACCGCGAGCTGAGGCAGGTGGACTTGACCCCACCGGCTTACATGCGTGCAAGCGCTAGGCGCGGTTTGCAGTGGCATGAGGAGGGTTTGTCTGGGGATGGTTTGCAACCTCAGACTGTGCGTGAAGCGCGTGCAATGGCTGATGGTTCTGTTACCGCTGATAAGTGGGTGAGGATCCGCGCTTTCCTTGCAAGGCACATGGTGGACTTTGATGCACCTGCAGCCTCTCCTGACAGTGATGACTTCCCTAGCCCTGGTGTTGTGGCAATCGCTTTGTGGGGTGGGGGCGCTTCTCGGCGCTCTGCACAGCGAGCAATGGACTACGCGGATGGGGTCATTGGTAGAATTGAGGCAGAGAATGAAGGTAGAGCTAAGGGGCAAGCTTTGAGCAAGATGGAAACTAGAGTCAATCCTGCAGAGTTTGAGGTGCGTGAAACTGAGGAGGGCATGCGTTTCAGCGGTTACGCTGCAGTGTTCAACAGTGACTCACAACCTTTGCCTTTCACTGAGCGTATCGCTCCTGGGGCTTTCCGAGGATCTTTGAGGAACCGCAATGACATCAAGTTGCTGTGGAATCATGACACTGCTTCTGTGCTCGGCTCCACGAGGGCTGGCACTCTGAAACTCACTGAGGATGAGCGTGGACTTTATGTTGAGGCTAGCCTGCCTAACACCTCTGTAGGGCGTGACGCTAAAGAGCTCATCTCTCGCGGTGATGTGGATGCTATGAGCTTTGGGTTCACTGTGGCACGCGGTGGTGATGAATGGTCCTCAGACGGCTCTGTACGCACGCTGACAAAGATAAACCTGCACGAGGTGAGCATTGTGGCGTTCCCTGCCTACACAGCCACTGCAGGCTCCACAGCGGTACGAGGACTGGATAAGGTTGCTAAGCGTGCTGAGGTAGACCCTGATGCACTCGCTGATGCTCTCCTGAAGATTGAGAACGGTGAGGACATCACCTCTGATGATCGCAACCTGATTAGCACTGTGCTGGATAAACTGTCACCTGTGGAAGAAAGCACTGAAGCTGAGCAGGATGATTTTGGGCTTGAGATGCTTGCTCTGAAAAAGAAAAAGCTCGAACTATTGATGGGGAAGTAATGGCTACTAAAGAACAGATTGAGCAAACCATTCTGAAGGTGGCAGGCAACCCTGTCTCTGGTCCTATCAAGGCAATGGCTGGGGCGTTTGCTGAGGCGATTGTTGAACTGGATTCTGCTGACACACCAAAGCCGGTGAAACCCACTAGGGGTACAAGCCAGCAGAGAGAAAAAGAGACTCGCGTTCTGGGGGCTGTTGAACAGCGTTAGCGAGTTTCACCCTCACTAGTTCCCCTTTCGACTGGTGAGGGTTTTCTCTTTGTGCTATCGTCTCTCTTGAGAAACTCTCTTTCAGGTGGAGCAGTGTCTCAGGGTCCTATTGGTCTGATCACCGGTAGGGCCCAAACCTTTTTCTGGAGCAGGGTAAACCCCTAGGGGTATCATTGAGGTATCAGATTTGTGCGTTACCGCTGCTGAGAGCTGTTGAGCGTTACCGCCATGGCGAAAATCCATTTACATTCATTTAGTGAAAGGACATCTACATGTCTGAGTTCATCAAGACTCAGGAAGAGATCCGCGCTAACCTCACCATGCAGATCCGCGAAGTTTTGGATCACGCCGAGGAAAGCAAGCGTGGGCTCGACCAAGCTGAGTTGGAAAAGATTGAGCGCATTGAGGCTGACATCCGCAGAGCTGATGAGGCTCTTGAGGTTGCCAAGCGCAATGAGTCTCGCAAGGCTGAGGCTGCTGAGGCTTCTCGCGGTTTCGCTCCTGTTGAGGAAGCTCGTGGCGCTGGAGACATCTTCCGCGCAATGGCTAAGGGTGAGGTTCGTGACCACACCTTCTCGATGGAACAGCGCACGCTTGTTCCTGCTACCGCTACTGTTCCTGTCGCGTTCCTGGACCGCGTTTACAACCTGGCTCGCCTGGTTGGACCGTACCTGGAGACCTCTGAGGTGTTCCAGCGTGACTCTGGTGAGGACCTTCGCATCCCCGTCATGACCGCTTACTCTGCAGCTACTGAAAAGGCTGCCGGTTCTGCGATTGACGAAAGCGACCCAACCTACGGTTCACTGCTTCTGCAGATGGCCAAGCAGGGCTTCATCACCAAGCTCGCTAACGAGCTGATCACTGATGCTGGCTTTGACATCGAGGCTAACATTGCTGAGCAGGCTGGTAACGCTATCGGTACTCGCGCTAACGCTGTCATCCACGCTGCAGTTACCGCTGTTGCAGGATCCGGTGTTACCGCTGGTACGACTAACGCAATCACCACCGATGAGCTGATTGACCTTCAGTTCTCTGTGGATGGCGCAGCTCGTATGCTCCCTGGTGCTGGTTACATGGTGAACAGCTCCACTCTGGGTGCTATCCGCAAGCTGAAGGATGGTAACGGCGTTTACATCCTTGATCCTGTTGTTGGAGGACCTTCCACCATCCTGGGTATGCCTGTCTACGAGAACCCTGCAGTGGACTCCATTGCAACTGGTAACAAGGCTGTGTTCTTTGGACACTGGCCCTCTGTCAAGGTGAGCACCACTGGCCTGCAGGTTGCAGTGTCTCAGGATGCCTACTTTGCAAACGACATCACCGGCTACCGCTTCACCTACCGCCTTGGCGCTGGTGTTGCTAACGGTGCATCGCACATCAAGTACCTGGAGCTTGCATAAGCATCTAGCTACTAAGCAGAAACCCCTGCCAGTCCCTGCGATTGGTGGGGGTTTCCGCTATTGTGGGGGCATGGCTTTGGAGAAACTCAAAGGGGTTGTGTCCCTAGTAAGTAACAGTCCTGGTTTGGCTACAGGGTATGGTGTGCAGGCTGGTCTCCTGGTGGAGAAGATGAAACAGCATGGCTTGGATGTGGCGGTGCTATCGAACTATGGCACTGAGGGTTACATTGGGAAGCATCGCACTAAGTATGGGGATGTGCCGGTCTACCCTAAAGGGCTGAAACCTTACAGTGATGATGTCATCAATCTGTGGCATGAGACTCACAGGGAGAATAATTTAGACCTGCCTCACTTCCTCCTCACTCTTTACGATGTGTGGGTGTACAAAGACTTGGAGACTGAGGTCCCTATCGTCTCCTGGGTTCCTCTCGATCACATCACTATGCCTCCTCTGGTGAAACAGTTTCTGAAGCGTGACAATGTGACACCTATTGCTATGGCACCTCATGGGCAGAGACAGTTGAAAACCCTGGGGATTGATGCGCCTTATATTCCTCACATGGTGGATACAAATGTTTTCAAACCCACACCAAAGTTTCGAGGTTTGCCCACTAGGGAGTTCATGGGTATCCCTGATGATGTGTTCCTGGTCACTGCTGTCCTAGCAAACAAGGCAAATGGCGTCACCCACAGAAAAGGCTACGATTCCTTATTTTTGGCCTTCGGTATTCATCTAAAGTCACACCCTGATTCTCACCTGTATATTCACGCTGACATGCTCCCTGTGGTAGGAGGGTTCCACCTGGGTCATCTGATGCAGTCCTGTGGTGTGCCTGCTGATCGTGTGACTTTCGCTAACAGGGATGAGCTCAGGGTGGGATACACAGATGCTGAGATGGCAGCAATCTATTCCGCCTCTGATGTGGTGTGGATGGCAACCTGGGGAGAAGGTTTTGGGGTCCCCATCATAGAAAGCGCCGCGTGTGGCGTGCGTTCTATTGCTTCCAACTGGGCTGCAACAGCTGACCTTATGAGCCCTGACAGTTTCGCTGTAGAGGGTCAGCCTTTCTGGGATGAACCCCAAAAGGCTTTCTATCAAATCCCTATCCTTGCTGACCTCGTAAGAGCCCTTGAGGAGGCGTACAACGCCGATAGAGGGACTTCTAGCGTGGCTAGGTCATTTGCCCTGCAGTTCGATACTGAGACTGTCTGGAGCGATTATTGGCTACCTTTCCTCAAAGACTATCTGAGCAAAGCGTAGGCAGTCCTGGGCGGTAAACTAGGAGCTGGAGGTTTCTAGTGGCTATCGTAGATCCATATTGTTCACTTGCAGATGTCAAGGCTGCGCTAAGAGTGACTGACACAGTTGATGATACTTTGCTCGAAATAAGTATCGAAGCAGCATCGCGTGAAATTGATGGGTTCTGTGAGCGTGTGTTCACGAGCTCAACAGCGACACGCATTTACAGGCCCACAGATGTTTTCAGTGTGGATGTGGATGACCTGCAATCCATCACTACTCTCAAGACAGACTCTGATGGTGACGGTGTGTTCGATGTGACCTGGGAGACAACTGACTACCAGCTCAACCCTCTCAACGGTATCGCTGGTGGTATCAGCACGCCTTATACTCAGGTACGCGCTATTGGTGAGTATCTGTTCCCCATTTATGAGCCACGCAATGTGAACGCTAATGAGGCTTCCATCCAGATCACTGGTGTGTGGGGTTGGCCCTCTGTGCCTACAGCGGTGAGACAGGCGTGCATCATACTCTCGCTCAGACAGTTCTCTAGGTATCAAAGCCCTCTAGGGGCAATGGGATTTGGTGACCTGGGTGTGATGCGTGTGGGTCGCGTGGATCCTGATGTTGAGAAGCTCCTCATGCCCTTCAGGAAAATGGCGTTCGCGTGAGCATCTCAGATATTAGGGATGGGATTGCAACTAACCTTGCCACGATTAGTGGGCTGAGGACTAGCGCTGATCTCCCTGACAACCCTTCCCCACCTATCGCTGTGGTACAGCTAAACAATGTGCAATACGATCAGGCTTTCCAGGGTGGGATGGTTATTTACACTTTCACGATTACTGTGATTGTGGGGCGCGTTTCTGAGCGCACTGCACAAACCAGGTTGAACGCTTACGCCTCCACAGGTGCTGGTGGTGTGAAGGCTGCACTGCAGTCCGATAGGACTCTGGGCGGTAACGCATTTGATGTGAGGTTGCAGGAGATGACTAACATTGGTGCGATAACATTAGGAGAGCAACAATACTTGGCAGCTGAGTTCAGTGCCATCGTTTACGCGGATTAGGAGAAACTGTGAAGTTCGCAGCTACTGATTTTGACATTAGCATTGCAGGCACTGACTTTAGTGACAGCATCGCTGCCCTTACATTAGATGTGTCTAGGGAAAGCCTCGAAATTACGGCCTTCGGAGACTCGGCAAGGCGGTATATAGGGGGCCTTCAGGACTCCAGCGTGACTATCTCTCTGCACCAGGATTTCGCCTCAGGCAGTGTAGACAGCACCATTTGGAGCAACCTGGGAGGCACTGTCGCTATCGTGGTGAAGCCCACTAGCGGTACAGTATCAGCCACTAACCCCAGCTACTCATTCAACGCGCTGGTTGTGCAGAGCACGCCTTTCGCAAGCAATGTGGGAGACCTGGCAACAATGGATGTTACCTGGCCTGTGGATGGTGCAATCACACGCGCTACTTCCTAAATTAGGGTAGTATCAGGAGCATGAACTTTACGCTCCTAATCAACTTCCTTGACGGTACTTCCAAAGAGGTCACTGGCATTGCTGCTGACCTTGTGGCTTTCGAGGCAGAATACGATCTGTCTGTGTCACGCCTAAACCAGGACATGAAAATCACACACTTGTTGTGGCTGGGGTGGCATGTGCTGAAGCGTACCGGTGACACTAAAGAGACTTTCCAGAAGTGGGTTGAGTCAGTGGAAGGTGTTGAGGCAGGCTCCCCAAAATAATCAAGGGGCTGGGGGATTCTTCAGCTCACTGGCTTCTTGCGCAGATTGCTGTGGAGACTGGTATCAGTCCACAGGATCTTGCTGATTTGCACCCTCGCATGTTGTTCACTATTCAGAAGGTGCTGGAGGCGAAGGCTAAAGCGAGCCAGAGACCGCGTAAGCGTAGGCGATAGAATAGAGGCAGGATTGGAGTCTGCCTTGCTTTCTACTGAGATGCGCGTTGAGGGTATCTCTCAGCTGAATAACACGCTGAGGGGCCTGGATCGTAAGGCTTTGAATAAGTTGAAGGCTCAGATGCGTGCGAGCATCAATCCTGTGGCTAAGGCTATTGCTAGCGATGTTCCTGAGCAGGCTCCGTTGTCTGGAATGAATCATGAGGGTGTGACTCGCTGGACTGGTCAGGTGCGCTCCTCTGTGTCGTTCACTCCTGGTCGCGGTAAGCGTGGGGCTTCTAGGATTCTTGCAATGAAGTTCACTGGTGGGACCAGAGCTGGTGGTGGTATCGGTTTTGATTACGCTGAACTGGCAGGATCCTCTAGGAGACCAGGCGCTAAGTTTACTAAGGTCTATGAGCGTGGTGGCTACCCTGGTTTTCAGCACAGGGTGAATGGTCAGGGTGAGGCTTTCAATCGCGGTGTGAGGGCTTACAAACCCATTAGGGGTCGTGGTGGATATTTTGCTTACGATTCCGCGGTGAAGCGTTACCCCCAGATTGAGGGTCTTGGGAAGCGTGCCATTGATGCTTTCATGGCTGATGCCACTAGAGAGCTCCAAAGAATAAGAGGTGCAATGTAATGGCTATCTTTATCCCACTGGTTACAAAGTTTGATTCTAAGGGTTTGGATGGGGCTAAGCGTGCCCTTTCTAACTTCCAGAACTTTGCGGTGGATGTGGGGCGTGTGGCCGCTGCCGCTGTCACTGCTGTGGGTGTGGCTTCTGTGCGCGAGTTCACACAGTTTGAGACAACCTTTTCACGCATCCAGGGCTTGGTTGGTCTTACGGCTGATGAGGTTGCTGAACTAGAGAAGGCGGCTAGAGAGTTAGGGCCTCAGTTTGGTAAGTCTGGCAATGAGGCTGCTGACGCTTTGTTCTTCATCACCTCCGCTGGTTTGCGTGGCGCTAGTGCTGTAGATGTTTTGGAGTCATCGCTGAAGGGTTCTGCTATTGGCCTGGGTAGTGTCAGCGATATTGCTAACGCCGCTACTGCCGCCATGAACACTTATGGTGAGTCAAACCTGTCTGGTACTGAGGCGGTGGACACGCTCGCTGAGGCGGTCAGGCTTGGACAGTTTGCACCTGAGGAGCTCGCTGG